GTAGGGTTTGGTCTAGTAAAGTGTTTCATCCATCCAGGAAACAATATCAGCTTTCCTGACACTGCTTCTATTTCGTGATTGAATCTTGTTGGAGTATTTGAATCCGAATGATAAGAAGATTTTCCTAACACAAGATCCAACGGGTTTTCTAAAAACAAATTACCTAGTTCTGGTCTTGCTCTTAGATAAAACACACCAGACACTGGAACTGGATTATGATTGTGGCTAGCAACAAACCCGCCCTTCTTAACCGCAGTTGCCCATAATTGTAGTACATAGGGATCTAAATTTTTATTAAGGTTTAAAATCTTCCAATACTCTTTACCGTGAAAGGTAATAAAGTCAAACAGAGATTTTAAATTTTTATCTTCTATAGTTTTATTTTCTTGTTGGTATTGGTAATGGTCGTAGATTTTTGTTAAGGCACCCGATCTAATAGGATGATCGTGTCCGTGATAATCGTTGATAAACTCACTGTTGAAATTTTGATTAAGATGGTCGATCAACGCTTCCTGAATGTTTTCAAAATTAGGAAACTCAGTTTCGTAGATTGTGTGAGCAAATAGGTCTTGGGTTCTAGTCATTTTAGTAATCTTAAAATTGTTTGATATGCACTGGGCAACACGCTTAGAAAGAATTGATAGGTATTGTCGTCTTTACTAACAGCATCGTGGACAATACTAGTATCAATAACATAAATTTTTCCAGGTTCAATTCCTTCAGCAATTTTCATCTGTTGAGAATCGCTGTCGTAGAATCTAACATCTAGTCCTTGGGGATTAGTAGTACCCCATAGCCGTATCCACGGGCTAGGAACAACAGCGTCTATGTGCGGATAAAACTCTGCACCACGATGCCATTTAAAAATGTTTGACCTACACCAATGTCCGTTAAACACGGATAAAGGACCCAGACTAGGCACTCCAAGAACTTCTGTAGTCACAACACAATCACTTTCAAGCAACGGCTGATCTGGATGAGTGTTGTTCCACTCATATAAAGACCCGTTGATCGGATCGTTGGCCTTAAGTACCCCATCCTGATTAACCAATGCTAGGCCGTATCTAGGAAGATGTTGATGCTGTGTACCCCATTGATAAAAGTGTGACGAATACTGTTCTATCTCTTTAATAAATTGATTGCAGTCTATGTCTAAATCTAAAGGAGTCAGCGGCTGCGGATGTATTCTTTTATAATCTTCCGCAGATACATAGTCTGTTATTTCAGCAAACTTTTTCTTTTGAATTTCAGACGACTGAAATACCTTTAGAGTATCGCTGACAATTTTTTCTGCATCTATTATCATTTCTTGTACTTGATCCTTTTAGCAACGTCTTCGTAACTTTCATCAAATACAGAAATCTTAAACAGCAGTCTTTCTGTGTCGTTGTTGACCACGCTGTGCATTCTAGTAGTATCTAACAAAATACTTTCGTAGAAATACTCTTTATCTTCAATTGTAATAGCAGCAGAATTATCACTGAGCAAAAAGTTAAGAGAACAAGTAGTACCGTTATCAACGTGGGGCGGAATAACAGCAAACGGTTCTAGCCAATAAAATCTAGGTTTGCCTTTGACACCGAAGTCTTGAATAATCTGTTGAATGTACTCGGATGTTCGATGGCTAATTAACCAATGATCAAAATTTATTTCTGGGTAACGAGAATCGGAATGAGCTTTGGCATCTTGTTTTGCTAGTCGTGCCTCTTCTAACAACATTTCTTTGTTTAGAGGATAATCAAGATGTATTAGCGGTTCCATATATGCTATTTAAGCTGCCTGATAGTACAGCCAAAAAAATAGGACCCGAAGGTCCTATTTTACATAGTAGGTCCGTTGCCGTTCCTAAACCCTACACTACCACCTTCTGCTTCGATACGCTTGATAACGTCTTCGAATAAGATTGGTGCAAAGTCAGGAGTTTGTTCTACGCAAACGCAATGATAACGAGGATCAATGTAGTTACTGTAGATAACTTCTCCGGTATCGGCGTGTGCCCCACGAGCCTTCATTACACGATTTGTATGTAAGTGCCCGTGGATGTTAACACCAAAACGACCTAAACTTGCTTCGTGTACAGGAATGTGGCTTAAGATCATTCCGTTCATAACGTGGTATGCACGTAATTCTCTAAAGTACTGTCTGTACTCGTCATCACGGAAGATGTCGTGGTTACCGCGGATTAAAACCTTGTCTCCATTTAAGCGAGATAAGATAGGTAATGCCTTACGGTTAATAACTACGTCACCTAAGTGGTAGACTTTGTCAGTGGGCTTGACCCGTTCGTTCCAGGCCTTGACCATTGCTTCATCCATTTCCGCAGGATCGGTCCACGGACGGATTTTTGTTACTCCATCTGACTCAGTGAAACGGCACACGCCAGCGTGGCCGAAGTGCGTATCACTGACTAAAAATACGCTTGGCATAGTGCTCTCCTTATAACTTTAACAAAGCCATTGTGGCTGTAGATTCGTTTTTAAAACCGATGTAGTAAGGACGTCCGTTGCCTTTATCCTTACCCCAAAATGTACAGTCCCAACGGAACCCTTCTAATTCTTTTACAGCCTTTTCAATCTTGTTAGAATCTGTGTTCCAACGATTTACACGAAAGGCATAGCGATAGCCCTTGTGATACAAATTGTGTCTGCGGTCTAATTTTACCAATTTCATACTGATCCTTTCCATTGACCAGTATAATACTGGTCGTTAAATATTTCCTTCTTGCTGTCTACGTTCACGACGTTCTGCCGCAAGTGTAAACACCTTTTCGTTGTCGTTGGTCCAATCTACAGCTTTAGCTGGAACTACAATTCCTGACGGTAGCGTTACACCGTTAATGGTGTGCGGCTCGTTTTCATCATAGGTCCAACCTAGAGCTTTCATCATACGATGCTTGACTAACAGGTTAGGGCTACGGAAAGCTTCTGTATCACGGAAGCCCAACATAACACCAACTTCACAGACAGCACCACTACGACAAACACCTGCGTGGCAATGAACAACAACGTTCATACGATTTTCAAATGCGTGTTGCAGTAAGCGAACAAGCTCATTGGCCTGCTCTTGACTGCAACGCATTGCCTCGTCTAGAACTTCGTCCTTTTCTTCAACATCCAAAAATTGGAATTGATGAACTTCTTTGAACTTGTATGCTGGTGTAGGAAAATCCCCGGGCGGATCACAGATTTGGATCAGCATAGAATTTGGACCCGCATCGATGTGAAAACCACGACGCACATCACTTAGTGCTACGTTTTGGATCCACGGATTCATCTTACTTCTCCTGCATTCTTAATAATAAACATTGTAACTTCTGGGCCGTCGAGTTTAACGCAATCGATGGGATACTTGTTCTTCTCTGAGCCCCAACCATTCTTACCGATTCTACGAACACCAATCATCTTTGGATTGATCTTGCGAACAACTCCAATGACCAATGTATTGCTCTGAGGATAGGCAACACAGTCTCCCATATTAATTACTCGGCCAAGTTGATCGCGGTGTTCTGGAATTTCTTTTGCCATAATAAATCTACGTTGCCTTTTAGAATCTGTGAGCAGGTTGCTCTTTTTCCTGTTATGTGATCTTGGACAGAATCATCTTGGAATCTATATGTGCGGATTTTGTCTCCACGCATACCCGATCCTACTTGACGCTTTCTATCGCTTGCTATGTTACTATTATACTGCCTTTCGGCAGATTTGTCAACTGCATTTCGGATAGCAGTCATAGCCTGTTCAAAGGAACTTTGGCGACTTCTAGTTTGGGCTGTGGCAATTACGCCACTAGGAAGGTGGGTTATTCTGCAACTATTTTGGTGTTTATTGCGATGTTGGCCGCCAGCGCCTGTGCCGCTATACCACTCAATTTTTAAATCACTTTGTGGGATAGAGGAGGGTCCGATTCCCTCAATGCGGTCTATGACGGCAACGGTCACAGTGCTGGTATGTACACGACCCTTGCGTTCCGTGGGCGGAACTCTTTGGATCCTATGGCCTCCAGGCTCATTGTCTAAGCCGGATAAATCTACGCCCTCAACAAGTATTGAACACTCGCCAAGACGTACATCTATCAGGCGGGTAGTTCAACCCAGTTTCATTCCTAGCTTTTGGTAAGCGATCGCGAGATCACTTACAAACAATTTACTGTCTTCGCCACCTTCTGCGGCACGGATTTCAATGACACGTTTCATCTTGTTTCTCCTTGCATTTAAGATGAGGCTGTGCTGCCTCTTTTGACATAGTTATAAAACCACATTTCTTACAACGATACGCATAGCCAATAGTTGTTTTAACACGACCTTCTGGCCTAGTATATCCTGAATATGTTTTTATTAATTCAATCATAGCCTGTAGGTTACACGACCTTTGCTGAGGTCATAGGCACTTACTTCTACTTTGACTTTATCGCCTAGGATAATTTTAATCTTATGCTGTTTAAGTTTGCCGCCGGTATAGCAGGTAATAAGGCTTGACATATTATCAAGTTTAACCCTGTACATACTACCGGGCAACACTTCTTCAACAGTCCCAGTTAATTCAATCAAATCAGCTTTTGACATATCTTTTTTTGTACCAACTATAATCTGTGCCGTCTGGCAGTTTTCCGTTATTGATAGAGTCAGCGCCAAAGACACCAACTATTTCCATACCGCCACCGTTTATGGTAACAAGTATGCCCAATTCTTTTGCGAAAGCCATTGCTTCCGATAGATCTTTTACTGCTTCCTCACAGCCTCTACCCGCTGTGTCCTTCCATACTACTTTATACATTATACTATTATATAGCCTTTTTTGTTGCCTGTCAACTACGTTTTTTTGAAATTGCTGTTTCTGCAGGACAGAGACAGAGTCTCTGTTCGCAGGTAACTGGAGTTATGGATTGGACATTAAACTTGTCTATAAACTCAGAATCGTTTATATTGTAATAATAATCCAAGCCAAAAAGTTTTTGGTTACAGGTGCCTGTTAAGTTGCCATTCCTATCTATAAACAAAAAGTTTATACCTAGGTTGCATTGCCAGCCTTGAAAGTTGTTAAGGAGATTTACAATGAAGTAATGTTCGTTCTTTGTTTTGATTTTCTTGCCATCGTCAAACGTTGCGGTCATTGATGGTATATTATTGAATATTTTCCAATATTTGATGATTGTTTTTAATGCAGGTTTTCTTTTTAGATGAGACTGCATATATTGTCTTTGTTCTTCGGTATAATATGTTTCACCGTTTATGTGTATTGGTTTTGCTAAAACCATAAATTTATTTTTAGTGGAGCACAGTCTTTCAACGATGGCAAAACAGTTATCCCAGGCACTATGATCCATTAACACATCTGTGAAAAAACAAATATTTTTTTTATAAAGAATATCAGCTAATTTTTCTAGATGGTCAAGGTCGGCTCGTTCGTGATGTACACTGATATTAATGCTGGTAAAATATTGTGCATATTCTTCCCACCAACGCAGCGTCCTCGAACCGTTGGTTATTAGATAAAGTTTACACTTGGTATTTTTTGAAACGTATTCTGCAAACTCGCCGAGTTCTCTCCAAAGCGAAGGTTCGCCGCCTAACAACGATAATTGTATCTCGTCGACAATGTTTGATTTAAGATATTGATCTATTAAATGTACTATGTTTTTCTTAACTACTTCAACGTCTGGAAATTTCACTGTGCCTGTGTTGGCATCTGGAAAGCAATACCAACATTTGTAATTGCAGGTATTTCCGAGATCGTAATTAATTCTTAACACACGAGAATTACTATTTTTAATTTCAATGAGCTTTGACATCGTGCGATATTTATTGATGGTGCTCCAACCAAGAATTGAACTTGGATCTCATTCTTACCAAGAATGTGTTCTACCATTTAACTATAGGAGCATATTGGTCCGGCTAGCAGGGATCGAACCCACATTCACTCTTTAGAAGAGAGTTGTATTCTCCATTATACGATAGCCAGTTAAAGCCAACGGCGGCCTCGTAGCCAGCGTTCAGCCATTTTATATCTATACTTAAGACTCTTACGAGGAACAAAATTTTTAGAAGTTAGGCAAGCTTCTGTGATGTGTTTGAGATCGTCGGAGTAGTCTATGTGAGATAGCGTTATCTTTTGATCTGTTTTAAAACGAACAGCAAACAACGGATCGCCTCTCTTAAACTCCAACGGCTGATCTAGGTCAGCTATTTCAAAAGTAAAATCTACTGGACGAATCCATCGGTGTATGTTCATTACTCCCGGGATTAGTTTTATGTTTCTTGTTAACTGTGTGTGTAAAATTGGAACATCGACTGATTCAATTTCTAGATCTTGATCAGCAACAAATAGATAATTGATGCGCATAGTAACACAGGCACCGGTTACAGTTCCATTTTGTTGAATTGGAAATCTAGGGTAGAAAGTTTGGTTGTACCATTCTTGACCTAGTCTGTCTGTGACGTATCTATCTTCAGCTCTGTTATAGCTGATGGTTACATCATAGGGACATTTGATTACAAACGTATTAGAAAAGTAATCAGAAACTGCTGGACACATTATGTAGTCAGCAGTCTGTCTCTGTTCTCGAACCAAGGGCCAAAGAGGCTCTGGAGATTCAAAGACTAAATCTTTCCACTGACTTTGTTCAGCGTATTTAGGATCGGAGTATATTGTCCAGCCTACGTTCATACGTACTCTATGTCTGCGGCTAGAACAAACCGATATTTGGAACTCTGCACAATACCGGGTCTATGCCAATATTTAGAAGGATATATCAACCAACTGCCTATGCTAGGGCGTACAAAATATTTGCCTTCGCCTTCGGGTCCGTTAGGAGCCATTTCAGTTCCGCAGTAGTCTAGATCTTTAACATCATCTGGAATGTTAAGATACCAAATTCCGCTGATCATATTTTTATCAGCTTTGTGATGATGATGGTGCCAATACTTGTCTCTGTTTTCAGCAGTGTCTAGATTAGTCATAAACGACCAGGCCATCATATTAGATACTTTGGCCTCTCTACCAAGATACATAAACACACTCATAAGAAAACTCATACGGTATTTCAACCATACAGGTTCTGGGCGAGAAAAAATATTTTCTTTAGTTTGAAATTTGGGGGAGTTTGTAAAGTAATTGCCGTCGGCTACTATTTGCTGAACTATGCCGCAGGCCTGTTGATTATCTTGTTCAGTTATTAATGAACTGAAATTGTATTTTTTAAAGATATCGTTTTGGTCTATAACTAACATATTATGGAGCGGGAGGCGGGAGTCGAACCCGTCTATTTCAGTTTGGAAGACTAACGTGTAACCACAAACACTTCACCCGCATTATTCTTTTACTTATCAACTGACCTTGGTCGGAGGGGTGGGATTCGAACTCACGATCTCCTGGTCCCAAACCAGGCGCTTTAAGCCAGACTAAGCTACACTCCGATGAAACTTGGTTGCGGAGGTTGGATTCGAACCAACGATTCTTGGCTTATGAGACCAAGCGGATAGACCACTTCCATACACCGCGTCAAACTTTTAAGGAGTAGACTGAAGGGAAATTATGGGCCCCCTCGATCGGCAAATCGACTTGATAATGTTACCCTTGCCGGGGTGTTAAAATCTCGTCAATCTACTCTTTAAAAGTGTCTAGCCACTCCCACCACAGGAGCCCTAAACTGAGCTGTCTACTCTGTCTACGGATTTTTTCTTATGGAAAAGGTTCGCGTTCCTCACCTACGATTATTTCCGTACCCCAAATCGAGGTCGTATGGTTAAGTTCGTATGTACCAAGTTGTCGTTAAGGAGCTCAACCATCACCTAACTCTGTAACGCTGAGTTAACGCGGGGTCTGTTAGATCAAGCCTTCAGCTTGCAGAGTTGCCACAACTTCGTCAGTTAGTGGAATCTCAGTCTTGATGTTTAGTTCAAGAACTTCGTCGTTGATCTTTTGTTTTTGTTTCTTGAG